GCCCATTCTTTTACATCTTTTTTACCAATAGATTTGGGGTCATTAGGTGTGCCTCTTAATTTTGCATCAACAGGTGCCATATCTGACTTCTCTCCAGGTGTAATATCTTTAGTATGATTAGCATAATCATGGCCAATCTCGTAGGACTCTGGTATATAACCATCTACTTTCATCGCATCTTCTACACTCATCTCTTCTGGTACACAATTAGGTACCATTTTGTCACCTTTTTTCTTCATACCTACTTTTTTGTAACCTGTCCAACATGCATCTTGTAGTTCTTGTCGTAACTCTCCAAACATTTTCTTATACTTTTTAGTATGAATACTTTGTTTAGTTTCAGCATCTTTGTCACCTGGTGCTGGTTTATTATCATTCTTCGTAGTATCTTTTTTACTAAAGTAATCAGCTCTTTTGTTTTTAGTATCTTTAGACATGTCTTTATAATACTTTTTAGGCTGTGTACCTTTCTTTTTCTTTACATCTTTGTCTTGTGGTTGAGCATCCATATCCTCTTGTACCTCAGATACGGCTTCAAACCCATAATCAATGTCTAAATTATGTTCTCTCATTTGAACCTCCCTATCGCTGGCTTCTGGAATACAATCCCAAATCCACGCTTTGTGTAAGTTATTTTTATTATCCTCTACAACAATGTAATTGGTACCTTTTCTTACAATTTTACCTTCAACATTTTCTTTAACATATTTTACACTGTCACCTATATTGAATATTACTTCTCTAATGTATAGGTCTCTAATTTGTTGTTGTTCGAATTCGTTTAAACTTGCAATTGGTTTCTGTGCAAGGCCAATATGAGCGGCTGCACCACCAAATGAGGCAGATAATTTCATACCTCTTCTAACTTGTTTCATAATAGTAGTTGCATCTGCATTTCCAGGTAAACCTTTTTTGAAATTTGCAAGGTCGCCTTTGGCAGCCGCAGCTCTCATCTTAGAAGCACTCATACCTGTGGCACCCTCAGCATCAGGATCCCTTTCGCCGGCAGATACTACTTTAATATTTTCAAAGTCATACATACCGTGTCTGGATTTTACACCATTGTATTTCTTTAAGATAGTTTCAAATTCTCTTACTCTATCTGAACCTGCAACCATAGTTAAATCTGTATAACCTTTTTTGTAAAGGTCTGTTGCAAGGTCAAGTACCATGTTCGTTGCGTTGATTTCTATATTTCTTGCATGAGAAGGAAACAACTTCTTCATAATAGATAACTTATCTCTAGGAGATAATGGATTCTTTTTAGGGTCTTCACTTCTACTTAGATATATTTTGTAATCGTTTGTAGGTTGTGACTTGACTTTATTAATAAGTTTTTCGTGACCAATTGTAGGTGGATTAAATCTACCAAATGCAAACGCAACAGACTTTTTAGTTGCCTCGTGCATCTCTAAATCTTGTACTTCTTTATCAGTCACAATACCATCTTCTAAAATCTTTTTACACTTCTTGTAGAATTTTAGATAGTGATATTTCTCTAACATTTTGTAGATAACATTTTTAGGTAGTCTATTCTTTACACCGTAATCTCTAATCTCATCTGGTGCCATATCTGTATCAAAGGCAGCTCTTCTATCTGTATCAACACCATCACCAATTCTAATGATAACTCGTAAGTCATCTTCGATTTCTTCTAACTTATCTTTAATTTTATCTTGTAAGTTTAGAACATCGTTTGGTTGTAAATCTTTTAATTCATTGTAGTCGATGATATCTCTTGTTAGTTCACCTTTAACTACATCTAGTTCTTGGACTTTTCTAGTAAACTGACCAATATACATGTCAACATCGAATGTAAAATCTTCTGGTCTTTTAACAAACACATCTCTTTCGACATCAAAAACGGCATCTGCCTTTCTATTTTGGTCATCGTAAGTTGCTTTGTCTGTAATGAAATAGTAATTAATTGGGTGTTCTGTACCAGGAATTACCTTACCTTGAATGTTATCAGGATTTGAGGCAGACAAATACTTTTTAGAAAGTCTAACTCTTTCATCTTCTCTCTGACCTAATGGTACATCAAACAATACATTGATATCTAAATCTGCATCATTTCTATATCGTTTAGTTAAAATAGAACCAATAAGAGAATACTGTAGTACAGGATATTCCGCTTCGAATACCTTTAACTGTTTCTCTATCTGTGCCTTAACACTTGGTTTAATTTTAGGGTCAATAGTATCTGCATTATCGAATACAGCCGGTGCATATGTCCGTCTTGGTATATCAATAATACTTTCTATGACTTCTCTAAACTTTTTCATTTTCTTCTTTTTGCCCTTAGTTCGGTAGCAATCCATCTCTTAGCAGTATAAGATTTTATTGGACTGTTAAGCATTCTGTTAACTGCTTTACTTACTTTGTTCATAGTAACTGTTGTTAATTCTTTGTCTGATATATTATTATCAATAATTGCCATGTTACTAACGCCAAATAAATTTTGAAACTTACCTATATTTGATTGTACATCATTCCAACTTCTACTTACAATGTATTCTGGTATTGTTCTACTTCTCATTTGATTTCTTTGTAATGCCACATCTAATGAGGTGTTTACAAATACCATATGTGTATCATAACCTAATTCTTTTAATGCTCTTACTTGATATGAAATCTTATCAAAATCTCTACCTGTACCATCAATAATTATACCTAATCTACCTTGTAAAGATAAGTCTAATTGTTTTGATGTTATTGCTTTTGCTCTATCTCTGACCATATCTCTAGCATCTACTTCACTATCAGGCATCTTTAATGAAAGACCTGCCTTTTTAAGACCTCTTTCAAATGCGTTATCTGAATTGATAACTTTCATACCTGAACCACCAAATGCACTGGCAGTGACAAAAGATTTACCAGAACCTGGACCACCAGCTAAAAAGAAAGCCTTAAAGATGTTCTTATCATAAACACCCTCTGTTAAATCTTGGTATCTTATCTGGTCAAATGTTTTCATTTACTAACCTTTTGTACTATTTGTTTTGCTATAGCTTCTGGTGTACCACCATATGCTTTAATATTTATTATTTCTTTTTTATAAAAGTCTAACAAAGGTCTAGTTTCTTTTTCGTATGTTGCCAATCTTTTTTTAATAATTTCTGGCTTGTCGTCTTCTCTACCTCTGGCAGTTAATCTCTTAATAATTTCTTCTTCTGGTATAACAAGGTTAATTACATAGTCGTATTCAATACCTTGTTCTTCCATCATCTTTGCCTGTTCTACACTTCTAGGAAAACCATCAAAGATATAACCTTTTTGTGCGTCTGGCTTTTCTATTCTTTGTTTTACTATCTTAATAGTCATAGGTGTTGGTGCAAACTTACCTTGGTCTAGTAATTTCTTTACAGTTCTACCGTCTTCGGTGTTTTGTTTTGATATTGCTCTTAACATTTCACCTGTATAAATGTGTGGTATACCTAACTTCTTAGTAATAATTTCTGAATAGGTAGACTTACCAGAACCTGGTCCACCAATCATAATGATTTTAGGTCCGTTGATTGCTTCAAAATAAAAGTGTTTAAATGTCTTCATTAATTCCAACCCTTTGGCATAGTAAAGTTTTGTCTGCTAAATTCTAATCTATCTACAAATTTAACTGCACCTGCTGAGCTGTTGATTGCAACATAACCCTCTGGTGCCGTTACTCTGTAACCATCTTTTGTTCGTAAGAAGTGACCAATAGATTTAATCTGGTTCATCTTCTGTAGTAAAGTACCTTTTGCGATACCTAATGTAATGTGTGAGGCAATAGCAAAGTATAATGCTGTTTGATTTCGGTCAATAATTTGTAAACCTTTTTTCAAAGCAACTTTGTATTTTTCTTTCCCTCGTTCTGTTTTCTTACTATCAATCTCTTGTTGTAAGTAGTTCTCAAAGTAATCTCTAAACTGTGCTTGCATAACCTTAACTTTGGCCATACTTGAATTTGAATTTCTAATGTATGAGTTAAAGTATGTTTTTAATCTATAACCTACAGATAACTCATCGTTGATATTACCACTCATTAAGTCTAACATAGGTTTTGCTTTTGATAACGAACCTTGTGCCATTCTAAGTTGTGCATCAAACTTAGCCAACTCTGCTTGAGTGAATGTTGAAGAACCTGAGGTGTCTTTGTACTTTGCACTTGCTAACCATATATTTCTATTTGTAGAACCTGTTACTGAACCAAAACTAGCAGCTAAACTTGCCATAGTTTTACCATTATATTGTGTGTGAAAAACAATACCCATTTTAGCGGCTGCAATCTTTTTACCAACTGCACTATTTTTAGGCATTGCATATGTAATTGTATTTGGTGTGAAAGATATCATGGCTTCACCATCTATAGCGATATTCTTTTTATCATCACCTGTAAACAATAGGTCACCTTGTAGAATGCCTTTGATGTTTAGTTTAGATAGATAAGCAAGACATACTTTTAATTTTTGTGCAACAACACCACCATGGTTTCTATCAATATCTCTATTGGTATAGTTTATCTTAGGTGTTTTATTGAATACTGATTTTGTGCCGACAAAGAATTTGCCGTTTTCTGGATTAATACCACAGATAATAGCAGGCGCACCGTCCCATTTTACCGTAATATTGACCTTACTTCTGGCAGAACCAGCAAGCATATCTCTTACAGTCATTAGGAAGTTTAACGCATTATCGCCACCCTTTGAACCACGGTTGATGATATCATCTTCCAGATGTTCTAGGTGCGTATTTGTATCTTGTGTTTGAAACCCTTTAAAACTAAACATTTGCCTCTCTCATTTTTGTCCATTATACTATAAAAGTTGAGGTTTGGCAAGCCCTCTCAGTCAATCCATTAACAAATCCACTACTATTTATAAGTTAATGGTCGTTTAGTCCATTATATTTTACGGCCAGGTTGAAGAATTGACCTAGTTTATGTTGAACACCGACCTTATTTGACCTTACAGCCATGTTCATGGTAGCAATTTTCTTACTACCTTGATATAAACAGAATGAAAAGTTCTGTTTTGAGGTGGTGGAAATCTCTACTTTTACACTAGTTGCCTTTGATAGGTAAGCATTCAATCTGTTGCCATCTTTTACTTCTCTGTATGTGTCGTTAACTGCCTTGATAATAGTAACTGGTACATCTGATTGTTTTAATATCTGAGCACGACACCAATCTGAAAATTTATGATAATCTTGTACCATTAAATCTGAAAGCTCTTCACGAATACAATATAGACCTTTGTCATATAGTTCTTCATATTTTTTTAGATTATCTCTTTCAAATTGTTCTAATACATCTAGTGTTTTATTTCTTTCAGCACCCTCATCATAGTTAGATGCTGTAATATCAATCTCATTGTAAACTTCTTTTAATAGTTTCTTTCTTAGTTTGATAGATTTGGTATTACCTCTATCAAAAAATTCATAGATTGGTTTTACATATGTGTTTAGCAATGGTTCTTTTGTGGACTCACCACCAGCTTTTAATGAAACACCTAATAGTGAACCATCATTAAAGAAGATAACAATATCAGCAGGTGAATTAGCTGGAACACCTACTGGTTTTGCACGATATGTCCAATATACCGTATCTATTTTCTTATTATTGTTTGTATCTTTTAAATATTTTCTAATCGCCATTGCGTTAGTCATCTTCACACTATACAAAGAGGACTCTGGCATTTGTTCGATAAAATCTAAACCAGCCTTTAAGTCATTCTGTGTGACATAAGGTGGTTGTAACTTACTAGATAATCCTATAATTTTTTCATATAGTTTATCTATATTTGTTTCTGTAATGCCATTTAAAAATGCAAGGCAAGGTATAAGTTCTGTAATTGTGGAGTTTAAAGTGGTCTCTGTCATACCACCAGACATTGGTTTGTAAACTATTCGTACTGTTGTGCCGTCAATAGTTGTTTCGGTAATGTCTTCACTAGATAAAGATGTTTTCTTTTCTGTAACAGGTAGTTTTAGTGTTTTAAAATGATTGCCAACATGTTTTCTAGCCGTAGGTCTACTAGCTGCTCTAGCAAAAAACACATCTGCACTTAATGTAGATTTCTTTTTTTCATAAGATATCTTAGCCCCAGCTTTGGCAGCTGCTTGTTCTACAAGTTTATACTGTGTTTTAGTAAGTAACATTTATCTCTCCTATACATATTTATAACACACCTAGGAAAGATGGCAACTAGTAATTCCAGAGCATCTTAGGAATACCACCGTTAGGCAACCAAACTTTCTCTTTATTATGAAAGTCTGCAAGTTTCTTAGCGTCTTCTTCAAAAAAATATTTAGCAACAATATTGTTTGTCGGTTCCTCTCGGACACCCCATAAAATCTTCTTGCCTTCTTTAATCATCTCAGTAGTATAACTCACAGTTTTTAAATCCTCCGGTGGTCGTTTATCGCCTTTATGAAATCTTACTTTTTGTTTTTTTCTAGTTCTTACCATATCCAACTTATAAATGAGTAACGAATACCTTTAGTTACTGGTTTTACGACATGTGGATAAATGAAATTACTAGGAAAAATTAGAATATCACCTTTTGAAAACTCTCTTTGTTTGTCTATCATAAAGAATTCTCCACCCTCAAAATCATCATTAAGTAAACCTAACACACTTAGTATAGGAACACCTTTTCTTTCACCATCAAACATAGAATGTATGTGGTCACAATGAAGAGCCATCTCTTTACTCTCTTCATACTTATTAAATCTTACATGTGAGTAACCTTGATACTCACTAAACCAAGGCATATTTAAATCTTTAACATATTGGTTTGCTGTGTCATCAACAATTTTGTTTAGTTGATTTTTAGTTGGTACATTATCCCAACTCATAGACAATTCTTTATCTTCATCTCTAGGTTTAGTTTCACCTGTTGTTGCATTATAAAAATTATGTTTCTGAAAATTTATAGTACCCATGGCATGTACCGTATGTTCACATAGACTTTCAGATACAGCACCTTTATATAATTTGGCGTATTGTTGCATTATACTTTAAAATCGCTAAACTTATCGTAAGCGTCCTCTTTCTTTTTAAAAGGTTGATTGGTTTGATTAGCGTCAACAATATCTTGTGCTGTTTGTTCTACATCATACAACCTCATTTTACTACGGTCAACACCCACAATGAATGCTCTGTTTGTACTAGGGTCATTATATCTGTTTTTTAACTGTTTGATTTTAATTTGACCTAGTTGTTCTAGTTCGTCATTTGAAATCAAAGCGAACATAAAGTCTGCCGTTGCCGGAAGACCAAAACTTTCTGAAGTATCTTCAAGACCAATATCTGTACTGACAAAACCAGTTCTTGTGGTTTGTGTTGCACTAAAGATTGGTACATCAAACTCTACAGCAAGACCTCTAAGTTCTTCTGCAATTGCTTTTACATAAAAGTATGATGATATATTACCACCTTTAAATCTACTTGAAGAACAAATGTTTAGATAGTCAATAAAGATTGCATCTGGTTTAAAACTCTTCTTCAATGATAACTCATTTAACAATGCTCTAAAGTGACCACTATGAGCAGAGGCAGTTGGATATTCTTTGATGATAAGTTTACCTTGTGTTTTCTTTCTTATCTTATCCATCTTGTTATCATATAAATCTTTTGGCATAACATGTAAATCTTCCATGGATACATCAAGTAAGTTTGCATCAATTCTTTCTGCAATTCTTTCCTCTGCCATCTCTAGTGTGATATACAATACATTCATACCTTGTGTCAAATAAGATGATGCTACATGA